ATGTTCCACCAGTTGCCTGTCGGAGAATCCGGTGTATGCCTTCAGGACCATAAGGGCGATCTTTGCGGAAGGACTGAATCTGTTCCTGCGTCCCAGGCGCCGGTCCGACAGGCCGGCGGCTTTTGCCATACATTCAAACGGAAAGACCGAATGAAGCTTGCCAAGCTCACTCTCATTAAAACTCTTGCGGTATTTTTCCAGAATATCAAATTCTGTAAAACCCAAAGTAGGGTGAATTTCTGAAATATTCACTATCTTTGCCATATCTTATTAGTTTGGATATTTCCCCCGTTTTGGCCGTCAAATCTTATTTTCGGGGGAATACCTAAAGATACAAAAAAGCCAACTAATTCGCAATACTTTGTGTATGAATTAGTTGGCTGATTTTGTAATATTTAATGAATGTCCCTAATTCAATACTTAATTGATGAGCATCGTAATTTCAATAATGGCTGGTTGTGGATTCAGCACAGCCAGTCATTATATACAATCATTGGTACAATAAAGTATATAGTTGCGTAAACAAATATATGCCATTAATCCTTGAGCTGGTATATGTTCATTTGTCTCATGATCAAAGTATATCTATTTCCAAATGTTCCAACATCTTGGAACTGTCCATTTTCCCCCCTCTATCATCCGAGAATAACATCTAAAAACATAATTGGTTAAAATTATACATGCCGTTCTAATGCAATTGTTTAATACTGAATATGTTATAAGTCGAAAGTACCATGCTTATAAGAGGCCCGGGAAGGGATATAATAATCCTCACCTGGGGTTTGGGGCTGTATAAAATCTTGTCTGAATATTTCCGGAGGATTATCTGCTACCACATCTGCGTCATGGATATATATGTTAAAATAGCATTCGGGCTCTGTCTTTTGGTTATATGGTCCTTCTCCCACAAAAGTAAATTTGTAGAAACCGATTTTTTCCCCGTCTTTTCTGACCGTAAGAAACCAGATATTACCAGTACTTATCGTTTTGAATCTTAATCCTTTCAATGCTGAATACCTTTCTTCTATAAACTGACCATTCAAATATGTCTGTTTTTTACACGTAAAAGGCAACTCAAATTTGCCACCTTCAGCTGGTAGAATAAAAGGGTTTTGTTCCGACTGGATTTTATACAGAAATGTCAACTTGCCTTTATCTATAATTAGTGGAATCTTTTCTACTTTTATGCCATTGATGGTAGAGTATGAAATCCGCAAATCGCCATTCAACATTTTATCTTCTTTATTTATATTTGAGGTTATATTTAATATCACCTGACCACCCTCCACTTTTGTCTCTATATCAGAAAACAGAGCTTTATCAAATTCGACCAAAACATCTTTGGGAATAATAGGAACCTCTGAATCTAAAATATCATCTATTAATGTTTTCTGAATAATTGTAACCGTAATAGTACGTTTCTCCCCAAAACAGCTGAATGGTTTAAATGCATTTTCACTTGGTAATACCTGATATTCATAAATTTTATTGTTCTCTTCTTTTTGACAAGAAAGCAATATTAAAGAAATGTATAGAAGAATGAATGTCTTTTTCATATTCATGCAGTTTTATTTTTGCAAATTAAAGGAATTTTCCCATATAATAAAATACCAATTAATTGGTATTTCGCATAATGCAATCTAAACAAATCTTTTATTCATAGCCTAAACGCCCATGCGATACAAAGTCACCCTTTTAACACCAATGTGTTGGCAGAACAACTCAATGCCAACTTTTAAAGGAGCTTCATTGCTATTATTGGTAGCCAAAACCATTTGTGATCCTAGTCTAAAAGAGTTAAGTGGTATAAGATGTACAAGCGTATTTGGCTAAGAACAAAAAGATTTAAATAAATATAAGGATTTCAACGTGATTAACAATATAACGTGTTTTATAAACATTCCCAACAAACTCTATTCAATAGTTGGTGCTACTCTTTCGATACAAATAGTATCAAAGTATGAAGCTAACACTCAACCGCAAATTCAGATGCTCGACCTATACAATAGGCGACTTGTCCATCAATGGCAATTTTTTCTGTAACACCATTGAAGATACCGTAAGAGAACTTCCTGCTGTTTGCCCTAATACCCCTGATGGCTGTTCTTGTACCTGCAAGGAAAAGATCTATGCTAAGACTGCCATTCCCGCTGGGACATACAAAGTTACTCTTCAGTACAGTCCCAAGTACAAGAAGAAGATGCCGTATCTGCACGATGTGCCCCATTTCATCGGTATCCTGATTCATTCCGGCAATACCGAAGTTGATTCTGCCGGCTGCATCATCGTGGGAAATAACACGGTTAAAGGGAAAGTGTTGGAATCCCGTGCTACTTTCCAGAAATTATATTCCATACTTGAGTCTGAAACCGATATAACCATTCAAATCATATAAGGGATGGCGGTCAACAGGCTCAAACCGCCTAAAAACCTGCATATCGAGTTCAAACCGTCACCACGACAATATGAACTGTGGAAGTTGTTGCAGCCTAATTATTGTCCCCACTGCGGCGGAGAAATAGAGCAAATCCTTGTCGGTTACGATCCGCAAAGGAATCCGCAGTATAAGCCGCAATGTAAGCAATGCAGGTCGCAAAACCTTCCACAGTTGATATTGGGTGGGGGAGCAGCGGGTGGCGGAAAGTCTTTTATCGGTAGCATATGGTTGGTATCCTCGTGTATCCGGTTTGAGAATATTCGTGCGGTCGTCGCCCGTAAGACGCTCAAATCATTGAAGGAATCGACCTGGAATACCATCAAGTCGATACTGAAAGATTGGGGGCTTAAAGAGGATATAAATTACAAGATAAACAATCTCGAAGGCACACTCACATTCTGGAATGATTCGGTTATTATCATGAAAGAGATGGCAGACATCCCCAGCGACCCGAACTTTGAACGTTTTGGTTCGTCCGAATATACTATTGCTATGGTGGACGAGGTATCGGAGATTTCCGAACGAGCTGTCGAGGTGCTGTTTTCCCGTCTCCGTTGGAGAATCCACGAAACGTTCAGGACGCCACGAATGTTACTCACGACTAATCCGACAATCAACTGGGTGCGCTCCCGTTTTGTACAAGACGAGAATGGTGAAAAAGTTATTTGCCGTGAAGGTGAATCCTATATTCCGTTTTCCGTATTTGATAACCCGAACATTGCTTTTCGTCAGGTTTATGAGGCTGCATTGAACAAAATTCGGGACCAAGCTACCAAGGAACGCCTGCTTTATGGTAACTGGGACTTTGTGGAGGCCAACGATATGGCCATTTATCGCAGTTTTGATGGTTCCAGGCATCTTGTTACCGGGCTGAAAGAAAAAGTGTATGATCCTACCAAACCGCTTGTTACGGTTTGGGATTTCAATGTCGCTCCCCAAATGTCCGTGCTTTCCGCACAGATAGACTACGACAACAAGAAGGTATATATACTTGAGGAAATACTCGGTAAACCGGAGGAAAAAGAGAATAATACGCCTGCATTGGCACGAAAAGTACGTTTGAAACTTTACCGTGACAAACATATCGGTGGAGTGGATGTAACAGGAGATCCATCCGGATTGCAGCGCTCCACCACTAACGAGGACGGAGTTAACAACTACACCATCATTACGGACACTTTTGGTAAAGGGATCTTACGCCCGAAAGTGAAACTTTTACGAAAGCAGCCTCCGCAGGCGACACGCTGTGAGTTTGTAAACGAGGTGTTCGACGGTTACAGCGGCTGGGATATACAGATAGATATCAAATGCCGGAAGCTCACACAGGATTTGATTTATCAGCTCCGCAACGAGGACGGTTCAAAGAATAAACAGAAGACTACCGATCCGAAAACCGGTATCAAATACGAGCGTTACGGGCACTTGTCAGACTGCCTTGACTATCTGCTGTGTTATTATCTGCGTGACAGTTGGTACAAGTTTAAGAGTGGCGGAGACGGAAATGGATATGTGGTTTCTACCTCGGTTATTCAGGAAGGATTTTCATATTAACAACGAAATAAGAATATGTATAGACGGTTTCTCAATAACAACGATTATTTGGGTATCATTACTCAAGAAGCCCTTGCACAACTGACACGGGGTAATGACGGGCGGTTTGTTCAGGCTGAAGAATCGGCAGAAATAAGTATCGTGGAATATCTCTCGGAGAATTATGAAGTGGAGAAAGAGCTTGCCAGAGGAAAATATATTGCCGAATACGACCGGCGCATTACCTATCCGGTGGGAGTGCATATCTATTTTGAAGGACAAATTCATGAAGTGATACGTTCCATCAGCGGTTATCGCAAGCCGTCAACAGTTATTTATTGGGAAGAGTGTTCCGATATCAATACAGATGCAGCACTGGTTATAAATTATTCCCAATTTGGCACCTATTATCCGGGTAATAAGGTAAATTGTAATGGGGTCATCTATACATGCCTTTCGGAGAATGGTTACAAGTTCGATGATATCCGCATCCCACTAGTCAGCGGCTGGAAGGAAGTAGAAACATCATCATGGCAGCCCATAGGATATCCATTATGGGACGTGGTTGAATATGGTGGAGAGTTTTACACGTTAATGACACTTGACAGCTATGACAGCAATCTCGATCCAATGGCTTCCAACAATTGGGGAGCTATCGCAGATTATGATCCGGCATACAACACATATGAACTTTCGGATCACGAGTACGTAGTCTACAAAGGGCGGGTGTTCTGTCCAGAAACAGACGTAAATGCTGATATTCCACAAGCAGGACAACATCTTGTGTTACATGACCCACGTAATCCTAACCTTAAGAGGCACATGGTAAGACTGGCCGTTTATGAACTTACAAAACTCATAGCACCGAACAATGTGAGTGTTGTACGGATACGGGATTATGAGGACAGCATGAAATGGCTTAATGATGCAGCCCGTTTGCGGCTCAACCCGCAAATTCCTCGTAAACTCGATGAGACCAAAAAGCCAGTTACCGATTGGCAACTGGCTACGTTTCAGACCGACTATAATCCGCACTGCAATCCATGGTTTATATGA